CCCTCATGGTAGGCATGGGTGCCCGCCGAATCGACTTCGAGGAACCGTGATACGCCGGCCTGACGTGCAAGGGTTCTGACAATCACTTCCGCAGCGGGCGACCTGCAGATATTGCCCATGCAAACTATTAAAATCCTTGTTTTTTCCATTATATTCAACATCTTACTACCGGTTTAACCACAGAAAAACAGGGCAAAAAAGAGCTCTTTCGACCACAAATAATCAATGACTTGCAGCGCAAAAGTAAAAATGCCCGTTGGAAAAATTACCCGCCAAGCATGGCCAAGGCCGGCTTTGTCTGTTGATTGTACAGACCTAGGTTACCGGTTGCGCCTTTGCAAGCAATTCGGTCTTCGTCGCGCTGCCGTTGGTTGTCCCGAACCAGAACGCCATCACCATTCCCCAGGCTGTGCTGAGTGACCCGAGCATAATCAGCAGCGCTTGCGAGTCTGCGACCTTCAGTTCGCCGGTCATCATTCCGGCGAGTATCGCGAAGTAGCCGAGCGTGATGAGGATGGATAGCACCGCGGGGATCTTCGACCGCGTCGTCTTCTGCATGTCCCGTGCGTCCTTCCGGTCATCAGCGGCGATCGCCTCCAAGTCCTTCACCTGCTTGAACCCGAGCTCCTGCATCTGCAGCGCGAATGACTGATCAGCGTTCTTGATCGCGAGCATCTGCTCCGGTGTAGCACCTGACAGCGCCTGCTTTATCGTTTCCGTCGTCTTGTCTGACAGCCCGAGTGCGTCTGCAATCGCCGAGACGGCCATCCCGCCGAGCGGACCGCCAAGGGCGGTACCGATCCACGGCGCCACTGTCGATACAATCGATTTCCAGTCCATGCTCAGACTCCTTCCGTGTAGGTTGCCTTGCCGTTCGAAAAATGCGCGGTCAGCACCTGCCGGCGCGCGTCAGGATCAAAACTGATGTGCACCCACGCCCCGCCCTCCTGAATGCACTGGTCAAACTGGATGTCATTGGCGGCGATCGCCTTAACGATCTGAAGCGGAGAGCCGAACGACGGACAAACAAAGTCAGCGGCATAGCCGCTCATGTGCGCCGATTTCTTCGCCCCGCCGATGGCTGCATTCAGTGCGGGAGAACGATAGCCAGAAGTGATGCGCACCGGGCCGCCGAGCAACGCCCTGACCTGCTCAAGACATCCGGCCAGGTGCGTCAGGTGCGCAACGACCTCGAGCGATGGCGTGTTGTCGATGCCCTTGCGAATGGCTGTCTGCGATAACGTCAGTTCTTCGAGGGTGAAATGTTCGCTCAGTTTCATTGCGCATGCTCCAAATTGCACTTTGTCTCAACGCGAGTAACCCGCCGATCAAGTTCGGTGATCCGCCCATGCAGCTGGTTGTCGCCGTCGGCAATCTGCTGTCGGATGCTGTTGGTGAGTTCCGCCGTGCTCTTTGAGAACTCCTGCTGTTGTTTTGTCATCAACTCGGAAAGGTCGTCGAGCTTCTTGAATATTCGCTGGCCTATCCACGTCAGCACGCCGCACAACGCGGCAAGCAATACCTGGATGAGTGTTGTGTAGTGGGCTTCCGTCACCGCAATGTCTCCCTTTCGTGGTTGATATTCTTTTGAATTACGCTACCCTGACCATCACAACGCTGCCGTTGCGATACAGGCCGCCGACAGGGATGCCACCGGCTGCCGCCGCGGTATCGTCGGCGTAGTTTCCGAGCGAACCGACAGTGACGACAGGTGCATTCACCTTCTTGTGAAGCAGGTTAAGCCAGCGGTCGAGCGTGGCTGTTCCGGTCTGTGGCGGTGGATTCAGGTTTGACATGTTTGTGTTTCTCCCTGCCAGAAAGGGGCATCAATGCACTGGGATAGCAGTTGGAATACGGCCGTCGCCCTGGCCATCGTTGCTGTGATCGTTCCCCTTTGTCAGAAGGGACACCGCAAGGCGCACGAAGAAGCCAAGAGACGGATGAAAGACGGCTGGCTGAAGTGGCTAGTTACGCACGAGTTCGGCAAGCGTGGCGCTGCCGACGTTTCGGCTGATATTCGGGTTTCTCGCAAGTAGCCGCTGCAGCGCGTTTCGAGCTGGAATCGCGCCCTTGTTCACCGCGCTGTTGATCACCCGGGAACCCGTCTTCGAATAGGCGGCCGACAGCGGCAAGGCGGCACCGGCGCCGAGCAGCGTACTCAGCAAGCCGTTCGGCGTCGTGATGTTGGAAAGCAGCCGGCCCGCCGTCCCGGAGTCCGGAACCTTGCTGGGCATCACTTCTTTCCCGGCCGCCGCTAGATCCTGAAGCAATGCCGTACCTTCGGAGAAGGCGCGCTTGTCCTTCGTCTTGTCGAGAGCCTTGGCCGCGCTCAGGAGCTGGGCCGGCGTGAATACGCCATCCTCTGTGCCTACCCCGGCCGCCGCGCGCTGGATCCGCTTGAAAGCCGCGTAGGCCTTGTCGATCGCCGCAAGCTCGGTTGCGTTCTGCGGATTGGCGCGGGTCACCAGATCGCGGAACTCCTGATCGGCTTGCTTGAGTGCCTGGCCGAGCTGGCGCTGATAGGCGTCCGTACTGGTAGCGAAGTTCTTCGCCTCGGTGCCGATAGCAGACTTCACCGCCTGCAGGTTCTCCGCGTTGATCATGCCGTTCGGCGCCATGCGCTGGCCGATCTCGCGCTCAATGATGGCGTCGAACGCCTTCTGCTCTTTCGCCGGAAGGCTCGAAACCATGCTGCGCAGGCTGGCCATCTTGTTGACGAAGTCGTCTTCGAGTGCATTGGCGCTGGATCGCGACAAAACATCATCGTAGGCTGCGCCGAGACCCTGACGAAGATCCTGCACGGCCCCGCTGCCAACCCCGTCGACCTGCATGCCGGGAAGCTTCGCCCGCTCGATCGCGGCTTCGTTGAACTCCTTCAGCCCGCGCTTCCGCGCTGCGTTGATGACGTCGCCGACAATCGGGACAGAAGTCGCTTTGTCCTCCATCGCCTTGAGCACGCCCCCGGCGTTCTGCCCGGGCGTCAGGACGATTCCTTCGTCGGTCAGCGTGCGCACGTTCGGGCTGACGGTTGCCGGCGCCGCCTTCGCGAGCAGCTGCGAGGCTTTCGCTCCAGCCGCGCCGCCCAGGCCGCCCATGGCCGCCGCCTTCGCCCGTTCCTTAAGATCGCCCGGGGTGATCAGCGCATTGCTGACTGCGCCGACCGTCGCCGCACCTGTCACCGTGTTCGCGCCGGGGATCAACGCCGTCGGCGCCAGCAGCGCGACGTTTCCGGCGATGTTCCCGACAGGCGCTTCCTCGGCGATGATCTTCTGGGCAGCAACCTGGTCTGCGTCCGCCTTGCCGAACAGGCCCTTGACGCCCTCGGCGGCATTGACCACCGCGGATCCGGCGCCGGCGATGTTCCGCGTCAGCCAGTCGGTATCGCGCAGGACTTCACGCAACGAGTCTCCGAATCCTTCCTTGCCGATCTTGAGCGGCCCGTTGTCGAAGGCGCGCCTGTCGTATTTCGGCGGCTGGCTGGTGCCGGCCGCTGCTTCCCGCTCCGCGCGCGCACGGAATTCGAACTCTTCGTTTTCGTCCATGATCACCGCCCCTGAGATTTCAGCCACTGCTGATAGCGCGCTTCCTTCGCCGGGTCCGAGTAGGCCCCGCCGACAGGTACGGCGCCCTTCTCCTGATCTTGCGCCGGCGCCCGCTGCTTCCCGCCGTGCCGCAGGTTGAAGGATGACCGCAAACGCTCCTTCGCGCCTTCGGTGTATTCGACGATCTTCTTCAGGCTCTCCTTCATCTGCTCTTCCGATTGCGCATTTTCGAGCGCGGCCAGGTTCGCTTCGAGGCGCTTTCCTTCCGCATCCGACACAGCGCCGAGCGCGCCGCCCGTCTTGCTGTTGTTCCGCATGTCCTGCAGCACGCCGAAGGCAACCTGCGATTTGAGCGTGTTGAGCTTGGCCTGCGCGTCGGCCGCCTCACCGCCCGGGATGTTCGGAAACAGCGAGCGGACACCGGTGATGCCGCCGAGTCCCGGATGATTCAGCGCCTCGTTCGCCGCCGTCGCGAGCCGATCCATTGCGCTTGTGCTTCCCGACAGCGCGGCCGTGTCCTGGTTGAACGCGCCCTGCAGCTTCAGATCGGCCGGCCCGCCCGGGATGGCTTCAAGGTTGCCGTCCTGCGTCATGCGGTAGCCGGCCGGGGCCTTCGATACCGGTGCCCGGGCGTTCTCTGTTTCGGCCTTGGTGCGCTCGAGCTGCGCGAGTTTCGTCTGTGCCTCGATGTCATCCATCCGAAGCTTTCTCGTCGCCGCCTGATCGACACCGAGGTCCGCGATCTTGTTGCCCTGTGCGTCATAGACAGAGAGCGGATCATTCTTCCCGAAGTAGCCCTTTCCCTTGCCGAAGACCTCGACCGGCCGGGTAACGTCGATATCAACCTGCGGCTGCAGCTGCTGCATCAGCGCGTTCGTCTGCGCAACCTGCCCTTGCTGCTGAGGCTGCGCCGCCTGTTGCTGCTGCCCGAGGGCGGCCATCGCCAGAGGGTTCAACGGGGCGGCGTTGAGGTTTTCGCCCTCGTTGTTGATCCACCCGGCCGGCGTGAGGTTGAGCACACGGCCGCTGCTTGACCTGATTTGTCCGAATGCCATGATCAGCCCCCCATCCCGCCGTAGTAGAGCGGCGTTGATCCGCCACTGTTCGCCGTCGCGTTGTAGCCGTAGGACTGATTGTTCGCAATCGGCGTCTTGTTCAGGAAGTTACCGAGCTGGCTGATCGTGTTGTTGTAGGTCTGGCTGGCGAGACCCTGTCCGAACTTCGTCAGGTCGTACAGCCGGTTTCCGCTGCCCAGCATGCCCTTGGCCGCTGCCGTCCGATTGACCGCCTCAAGCCCTTGGTTGTACGCGAACTTGTATCCGGGAGTGTCGGTGATGCTTGACGGGTTCTGCAGCAGCGCGTTCAGCTTGTTTCCTGCCGTCGTATAGACCTGCTGCGCCTTCTGCTGCGCCTGCGCCTGCTGGTACTGCGCCGGCGTGAGCCACTGCCCGCCGCTGTAGATGGCCCCGGCCGACGGCGTATTGACCGCCCCGCCCTGGACGTAGCTGTAAGTGCCGTCCGCTACCTGCCCCTCTGTCGGCAGAACGTTTTGCCGGGCTCCGGTCGTTCGTGTTCCTGACGCAAATCCAACCATGACTATTCTCCTTCGATTTCCAATGCTTGAACACGGAACGGCGTGTTCGCCGTATGCCTGACTTCAAAACTGCGCCGCGACATGCTTCCCAACCGGTGAATCCTCGATCGCTCAAGGCTCAGATCGACCTTCCGATACTTCCCGTGCGTCTTGTAATCGTCGTCCGAGTAGCGAATCAGCGCCGATGCGTCCACTTTGTCGCCGATGACCTCGGCCGATGAAACGAACTTCCGTCTCGCGCCGCCCGCGTCATAGATTGTGGTGCGTGTCGAGGCGTCGATCGAGACGCCGTTATCCTGGTACGCCGTGCCGAGCAATTCATAAATGATCCCGTCAGCCTCGCCGAGAACCAGATCCTTCCCGCCCGTGTTCGCGTAGTAGGCCAGGTCGAAATAACCCTCTGTCGATCCGGTTGCGGTGATCGTGCCCGTCGCGGTGCCGGCGAGGCTGTCAGGGACGTCATAGGTGAACGTGTCGGCATCGATCAAGGAAATGTTCGTCGTGAGGCTGTAGCCCGTCGGCGTGGCGCCGGCGATGGTTACCTCGTCGCCGTCGGCGAATCCGTGCGCCGCGCAGATCGCCGTTGCGATGCCGGCCGCCTGAGTCAGCGACGACACCGTTTTCGCCTCGCCCGCCTTCCGCCGCGTGAAGTGTGACCAGACCTGACTCGTGAAGTCATAGACCAGCGATATTCCGGAGGTCGCCAGCGTCAGCACGTACAGTGAATGACCGGCGAAGCCAGCGCCCCACGAAAACACCTTTTCCAGTGAATCCGCGTTCAGGATGCGATCGACGTCCGGTGTTGAAATCTTCGTCGGCACCATCGACCCGACCAGCGCATAGACGCCGCGCCCCTTCTCCCGGCTATTGCCCATCCAGACGAGTTTTCCATCGAACTGCGCCACGCTGTAGCCGTTTGCGCACCCGGTCTGGATGGTTGCCGACTGGATGACAGCCAGCGGAGAGCCTGTTGCATTCGCGGCATCGTAGAAAAACTCGGTCGTCCAGCGCCCGAAGCCGACGACATAGTTCATGTACTTGGCGATTGCCACCCCGCCGTCAGGCTCCGCTTCACAGGCGATGAACTCCAGCGAGTTCCAAGACAACGGCGCTTCAAGGCCACTGTTGTGGATCGTCCCGTTAGCGTCCATCACGAAGAAATAGCCGTCTAGGTAGGCCACGCCGGGAACGGTCACGGCGGGATAGTCTGCATCGGTGATCTTGGTGATCGTGTTCGCGACACCATCGAACAGGAAGGCATCGTGTGTCGACTTGAACAGGAAGCCCGTTGATCCGCTCGCCGAGTCCTGAAGGCAGAACTGGAACGGAAGGCCGGCAACGGTCACTGACATCTTTTTTCCTTTCTCAAAGCGGCACGCCCACCGGGCCGGAGTTCGTCACCAGCTTGAAGATGTTCCGGTACGATGTCCCGCAGCAAATCATGAACAGGTCCGATCCGAGCGAAATCAACGCGCCATTCCTCATCACATTGATTCCCGTGGGCAAGGTGTAATTCTTCTTTATCCAGGTGATTCCGTCGGCGCTCGTCCATGTCTCGTTATCGCTGAACACAGCGAGCAGGCCCTCGCTTGTAGCGATGCAGTCAATCAGCGTTACGGTAGGAACTCCCCAGTTGCTCGTCAGCTGTGTCCAGGTTAATCCGCCATCGTCTGAGCGATAAACCGACTTGTAAACCGTGGAGTTGCCCGGTGGGATCGCGTACAACGAGCCGGCGTACAGCACGATTCTAGCCACGCTTGCCGACAGCAGGGATGTGTCGACCACGGAAGACCATGCCGTTCCGTTCGTTGTCGAATACGTCTTGACGTAGGTCGATGCCTTGTTGAATCGGCGCAGCACACCGCCTTGAACGACGACCATGTCAGACCAGATGAAGTCGATCGGCGCTTCCTGGTTCGCCTCAAGTGCCCAGTTGATGAAGTCCGCAGACTTTAGGGTGGTAAGAACGCCTGGTTCTGATTCGGTGTCCCACCACCACACATAGCCGTTGAAGTAGGCCACTTGGCCAATCGGATAATACGGCCCAACCCAGTTTGCAGAGGACCATGTGACGCCGTCGGCGCTCGTCCATGTCTTTAGCTGCGAAGCATCGGGGTAAAGCAGCGTTTCGCCGACCCGGAGCACATTTTTTGAGTAGTAGGATGTGAATGGCAGCAGCGTCGTCATATCTGCACCCAGCCTTCACTTCCGCCGCTCGTGCCGCCGCCGCTGCCGGGTGTCAATGGTCCGAACAGCGCATCGTCAATGATCGCGTAGGCCAAGCCATTGAGGCTGAACAGCCCCTGCGCCAAGCCGGGAGGAAGTTCGACATCGCTCGTGATCCCGGGACGCTTCACGGCGACGAGCTCGCCTTCGACGCTCTCGGTGACCATGTTTTTCATCTTCGAATCGGCGCTCAGGGTTCCGTCGCGCGATTCCAGCGGATGGCAGAGTGTCAGTCTCATAGCGCCCAGGTCGTTCCGGCCGAAGGGGGAGAAACGATGATCTTGCGCAGCGTGTCTCCGGAGACGATGAAGAGGACCCCGCCGAATCCGATTGCGCCCTGCCCGTTGGTTCCGACACCGGTGAGCAGCGCGGAGGCTCCCGGACGCTTGGCGGCCTTGACGATATCGCCCTTCACCTCGGCGAGTAGGTTCTTCATCTTCGCGCCGCGGGCAAGCGTGCCGTCGCGGCTGTGCAGCGGGGCGGTCAGTTTGAGACGCATCGTCAGCCGCCTATGAAGTCGCCGAAGGAAGTGCCGGAGCCACCGGCAACGGCAGCAGGCAGATCCATCATCGGCACGTCCCGATTGACTCGCTTGATAGCGCCCATCGCCCGGCGCGCGGCCTGTTTCGTATCCTCGCTGACCTTCTTTCCGTAGCCGGGTCCCATGCGGACAGCCAGCGCCAGAATGATTGCATCCTCGTAGCCTTCGGGCATGTCGATCTGATCCGACGTTGAGGCGAACTGCTTGACCGACTGCATTACGCTCAGGTGCAGCGTGCAGCCGGTCGAAACCGGGTACAGGTACAGCGTCCCGTCCGGATAGGTCGCATCGTAGTAGATCGCCGCCGTGTTCGCGCCGGCCTGCGCCTTGTAGGTCAGGGCGTCGTATTGCTCGCCGTCAAGCACCGACACCGGGTAGGAAATCCCGCCGCGATCAACATAGGCGCTCTCGATCTTGATCGGGCGCTTCGTCGTAACGCTGCCGCTTGGGCCGAGGGTGATGCTCTGCTGTCCGGTCAGCGCGATCGATTCGGATGCCTCAGCATAGGCGAATTCGCCATCGGTCGAGAAGGTTTCGAGCAGCCTGTTCAGCATGCGCAGCCCATCAGACAGCATCGTCGCGCTCGGAGTCTCGCCTTCACCGATGACCTGCAGCTCCTTGAGCGCGTCCGAGATGATCACCGCGGCAGTGGTCGTTGTCATGGCTTACTGAGCCTCGGGCTTCTCAGTCTTTGCCGCCTTGGCTTCTGCTGCATCGCGCTTCTTCCACACCGCGCGGACTTCCTCTTCTTCTTCCTCGCTGGTGACGAGCACCGGGCCGATGTCCTGCTTGTGCTGGATCCATTTGGGGTACATATAGTTTCTCCTTTAAAATGATGATCGCTGGCCTAGCTTTAGCGGGCGAAAAGACGACTTATCACCGTCCTGGCCAGCCCTGATCTGTGATAACTACCTACTGATAAAGGGTAAAAAATGTTCTCTCATGCAGAACTTCTGAAACACATCTCATACGACCCTGAAACAGGCCTGTTTTCCCGCAAGGTAAGGCGCACGAACGGGAAAGGCGGATGGCTCCACAAGGATGGTTACGTCTACATCTACGCCTTTGGAAAGACGCACGCAGCGCACCGCCTAGCTTGGTTCTACGTTACCGGCGAGTGGCCAAAGCTAGACATCGACCACATCAACGGAATCAAGCATGACAACAGATTCGTCAATCTCAGAGATGTTGAAACAATCGTCAATTCACATAACGAGACAAGGCCAAGAAAAAACAACCCAACTGGGTTAATGGGCGTCTGGTTTAGAAAAGACAGAAATAAATGGGTTGCTGCTGTTCGAGTAAGGGGAAGGACGTTTCGACTTGGATCTTTCTCCACCCCAGAAGATGCGCATAACGCGTACCTAGAGGGGAAGAGAAAGCATCACATCGGATTTACCCTTTAGAGGGCATATTTCACGGCCAGCTCCGGGTATGTACAAGCCCAGCCGAACAGCACGTCCAGACGCATGATCGAGTTGTCGTTCACGCCGTCGTAGAACTCGGTGACCTTGATATTCAGGCCCTTGTACGACTCCTGCGCAACGTCGATCACGCCCTTGCCGCCCGGAGGCGCCCACATCGGCACACAGGCCAGCGTGAAGGCGTCCTTGTGGTAGCCGATGCTGGTCGTGTAGCTGCCGTTCGCCGTGCCGAAGATCGTGAAGGCCGCGCCGTTGGTCGGCGATGCTGTCACGTTCTGGAACGCGCCCGAGGTAACGATTGCCGGGGAAATCGGCAGCGACGTGGCGCCGGCCGCCAGATCGGCAGTGACGACGAACTGCGCGAGAACGCCTGTCGATTGGCGCGACTGCGGATTGACCGCATAGACGCCGGGCAGGTTGATCACGGTACCGGCCTTGATCGTTCCAGTCAGCGCAGCAACGGTGATCGCTGCACCGGTCTGGCCAGCGCCGGAGACGTTGGTGCCGGTGACCGCCTGCGTGCCGTTGACATGCGTGGCGACGTTCTGGTCCATCGCGTAGGCCAGGCCGAGCGAATCGACCATCACGCCGGAGCCGAACTGCTTGGTCAGCGTAGCCTGGCTGTTGAACAGGCCGGCGAAGCCCTGCACGAACGAGGCGTTGAGCGCCGGGGAGAGGGTCAGTGAGCGCTGGCGATCGCGCGGAGCACCCATCTCATCAAGGCGCTGGTTGATGCCGGTGACCGCAGCCAGCGCAGCCGCTTGCGTGGCCGGCGCCGTCCCGGGCGTGCCGATGCAGTTGAACGTTGCCAGACGCGCCAGATCGAGGCCTTGACGGTCGATTTCGTTGGCAACCGTAGCCATCGCCGCTTGCAGCTTCGACTCCAGCTTCGTCAGCGACAGGGTGCGCTCGTAGCTGGTGAAGTTCAGATCGGTACCGCCTTGCGACAGCACGATCGGCACAGTCGTTTCAACGGTCGCCTGCGGCACGGAAACACGGCCGGCGCGGTAGGTGTAGCGCGGCGGCTTCTTGATGTTGATGGTCGAGCCGGGGGCATAACCGCGCGCCATGTTGCTGCCGAATTCATCCTCCCAGTCGCGGTTGACGTTGGACGCAAAGCCCAGCATGTTTTCGAGGATCGCCAGAGATTCTTTGGCGACGATTGAACAGGTAACGAGTGTGTTGCTCATGTGGTATTACTCCTTGATGATGGGTTGGCTACCTGCGCGCCCAGGATGCGCCGTTTTTCTTGCGATACTCGGCGTATTCCTCCATCGACATCTTCGACGGGTCGGAATTGGTCGCGCTTCCCCGCGTTCCGATCGGCTTGATCGGCGCCGGGGCGTTCGAGACTTTCGGGGCAGAAGCCAGCTTGGTTTCGAGCTTCCCGATCTCCGCTGCCTGGCGCGCCGGTGAAAGGCTCGCGATCCGTGCAACCTCTTCCGGATTCGCGGCCATGTGCGCCATGAGCTTTGCCGGTGACTCGGATTCGATCAGCGCCTCGGCAATATGCCGCGTCAGCGGGAGTTCATCGAATGCCTCGCGGTCGAATCCGGGGATCTTCTCCGCTTCCGAGTAGAAGTTCTCCGTTTTCTCCGCGAGCGTCTGCGCTTCCTGTGCCTGCCGTTGCTGCTGGGCCTGCTGCTCACGCTGCCCAAGCTTCCACTCGGCCATGGCTTCAACGTAGTCGTCGACGTTGTCAAACTGCGATCGCGTCGGTCGGCCAGTATCGGCGGGCTTTGCGTCTTCCTGCGGCTTTTGCTGCTGCGGAGCGAACTTCTCCAGCGTTTCGCGGTAGGCTCGGAGGGCGCGCCGTTCGGCTTTCGCTTCTGCCTTTGCCTTTTCCTTCTGAATGATTTCGTTCAGCTCTTCCTGCGTGAACGTCTTCTTTTCAGCCTCAGTCTTTACGTCCTGTTGATCCTGAGTGTTCTCAACGGGAGCCGCTACGTTTTCCGGCGTAGCTGCCGGGCTTGCCGCTTCGTTGATTGTAACGGGCGCGACTATCCCTGCATCGACTGCATTTTCCATCTGTGCTTCCTTCCGATTGCCTTGCGGCATCAAGAGACCCCGATAACCTCGGGTAGGTACTGCGAAAACCTATGCGTGGGCGGCCAGCATGAACATGATGTAGGCCACGTCCAGTTCCTCAACCTGCTGTTGCAGTAGTTCGGCATGAAGCTGCGCCTCTATAAGCAGAGAACGCAGCGCGCGAGCCTCTTCCTGTGCGCGCAGAGCCTGCTGCGCTTCAAGTTGCGCCTGGTACTCGGCCGCCAGCGCTTCAAGTGCGGCAATGGCTTCCTGAAGCTGACGCGAAATCTCTTTCGAGTCGTCAAGCAGCGCCTCGGATTGCTCTGGATCGGCCCGCTTGATGCGCTGGATGATGCCCTGCGCTTCACGGCGAAGCCGCTTTTGTTCTTCGGTCTCGATGCGCCTGAACTGCGCGCGGAGACCATGAAGCCCGCCTTGCTTCGGCGACTCAACGACAGCGCCGATGTCCTCGTAGAACGACTTGAGGCTGAACGATGCAGCCTTGAACGACTTATGGAGAAACACCGACGCCCCGCCACGGATCAGCTTCACTACCGTCGCCGATGATGTCGGCACCGTTCATCTTCTGCGCATCGACCGGGATCGTCGTCCCTTGCAGCGCAGCGAGGACTGCGGCGGCGATACTTTCCGCGCTCGGCCCGGAGCCGCCCACCGCCGTTGTCGAAAACGCCGCCGATGTCTTTCGCTCTACCTGCACGCCTGTGTCGACGATCGTTCCGTTCAGGTTGCCGTTGATCGAGAACGGCCCCGCGCCGATGAACTTCAGCGCATAGCTGTTGATCAAGTCGGCCTGGTAGAAGAACGCCCCGCCGCCCAGGTCAAGCGCCTTCCATGTGTGCGTCACCGGATGCACCGCGCCTTCAGCGTCGTCTTCCAGATCGCGCAGCGTGGCGTGAAAGGCCGGAAGATCGAGAATGCTTGCGTCACTCTCGATGATCTTGTTCGGCCAGTCGATGTTGATCGTCATGGATTAGGCATCCGCCGTGCGTACCGTCGTGCCGCTGCCGCCGTTGCTCGTGACGGCCAGCGTCGATTCGAACGGAACGATCGGCGAGCCGCCCCCGTTGCGCACCCGGAACCGCGCCGTGAAGTTGCTGGAAAATTGCATCTGCGCCGACTGGATTGACGTTCCGGTCGGAACCCCGTCGATGAACGGGATAAATGCCGGTGCGCTGCTGTAGGTTTTGGACAGCGTCCCGGTCAGCGTTACCGTCGTTCCTGCCCATGACGAATAGGGATAGCGGTCGCCGCCGATACGGATCACCCCGCTGGCCGGCGTGTCGGCCTTAAGGCCTGTTACAGTCACCGTGCCTGCGCCACTCGAACCGGACACCGTGTATTCGTCGTCAAGGATGCCGCCCGCGCCGTCGTCCCGCGCCACCAGAACATAATCACTGGTCGTGACGTTCCCGATTTCAATAACGATGCTCGTCGGTGGCGTCTCGGTCACACCCGTGTGAGAAATCAGCTGGTAGTTCTTCGAATCCGCCGCCATCACGCCGGTGAGCCACCAGCCCTGCGCGACGAACCACTTGCCGCCCGCGAAGCTGCCGAACGGCGCGGCCACGTTCTCGGCGTAGGTCTGCCCCGGTAGAACGCGGTAGCGGTAGCCTGGCACGCCGTTGAATGTGATCGTGCTGGATTCCGACACGGCCCACATGAGCGCCTGATACGCGTGCAGGACGCTGATCGAACCGTCCAGGGTGATCGTGCCCTTGTGCAGCAACGCGCCCTGCCCGCCGCCGAGGTCTTGTGTTGTGTCGCCGTAGGCCAGCGCGATCTTCTCGGTTCCCGGTGTCGCCGTGCCGCCAATTGCCGATGAGAAATACCCGGCGCATACGGCTGGGGTCATCGTCGCTGTATCGACGTTGGAATCGAGCGCTGTGGAAAGCGCCGCCGCCTGCTCGCCCCCGGCTGCGAGATTGACGTCGAAGTGGCTGCACGTCTGCCCGTACTTCCGCGAGAACACCGTGATGTCGCCCGAGTCGATCAGCGTGCCGCCTGACTTGGCCTTGACCAGAATCTGGAAACTGGCCGCGTCGGCGTCCTGCCAGTATTTCGTGATCTTCGCCCCGTTCTGAAGGATGTAGATCGGGGAATTTGCCACCAGCGTGCCGAGTACCTTCAGGCCGGTGTAAAGGTCGTCGCCGTCGTTCTGCTCAATCGATCCGAACCGGAACCACTGCGCCGTCGCGTCGTTGATGTTGAACGCGTTGAGCAGGGTCAAGGCCATCGGGCGCGAGACGTTCTGCTTACCGGCCAGTTCGGAGGGGTTGTCGGAGAGAATATCGAGTTGATCGTCGCCGCTATAGCTCGCGTCGTCAGCCAAGTCCTGCGCCCACTTGTGAAGATCAAGGGTGCTGTAGCGCGTGTGCGTCCCAGGAACGAAGGCTGTAACCTGCCGGATATCGCCGGTTGCGCTGACTGTGAAATCGGTATTGATGGTCATGGCGACTCCTTACTCGTCGAGCTGCTGAAGCACTTTGATTGATGTGGTCTGGTCGGCGACGGTCGTCCCGCCGGCGGTGAATTCCCGATAGACCGGCGAGGCCGATCCCTTGCGGATGCGCACGGTGAAATTACCGATGTAGCCGGTTTCGAGATTGAGCGATGCGCCCGGCACGTCGTTGTAGAGGACGGCGCTGGTGTCATCCCGAGTGATCAGGACGCGCGAACCGGAAACGATGTTTGTCAGGCTGATATGCGAGGTTGCCGGATGGTCCCCGTAGCCGTGGTCGTACTCATAGCAGCCAATGTCGAACGCTTCCGCGCCGCCGTTGTTGTAGTTCGGGCGCTCGGCGTCGGCGATGTCGTAGGCCAGTGCGCCGTAGTATTCGACGCCGGAATCGACCTGCGGCGAGGTCGATAGCGCGGGGCGGAAATCGTTGTTGGCGTAGTCCAGAAAATCGGTTATCGCCATCGTGATGGGGTTGGTCCCATAGGGCGTATCGCCCGAGACTCCGGCATTGTTCTGTGACGCAAGCAGTCCTGTCACTGCATAGTAGTTGGTCGTGTTACCCACGAAAATGTTGTTGTAGAACTTCCCGTAAATAGCAGTAGTTGAGCCGGTCTGGAATCCATAAGTATTTTTTACTGCTGTGCAGTTATATATGCTGAAATACACATAACTACTGGCTGATGAAAATCCTTTTTCCCACCCAATTGACAGGCAGTTGTGAAACTCAGAAAACTGCCCTTCGGCCCTTAGCCCGGTTCCGTTCCCGTCGCTTCGGCCAATGCTAATGACGTTGATAGCTTTCCCGAGCGCGCCGAGATACAGCCCGTTTGGGGCATAGCCCGCTACCGCCGCCAGCTGCACGGTAATTCCGTCAACCGTGACTCGCTGCGCAGTGACGTAAATTGTCGTGTTGTTGCCCATCGAGGTGCGATACACACGATAGCCCGCACCGATGGCGCCGTTGTGATACGCCTCGGTGTATTGCCCGTTAACCTTTGTTTCAATCCGCGCTGCGCCACACGGAATACCTATGGTGATATTCGCTATGTTGTCGTCGAACGCTTGCCCTATCTCGCATACCTCTTCGTCGGTCGGCAGTGCGCTTGCCCGTGCCGTATTCCACGAAGCCAACCCGTCATAGCACCGCTCGCTGCCCACGTCGCCCCACCGGCCCGCGTATTGGTCGAAGTAGTCAAGCATCTTCTTCGACTTCGCGTACACGCCAGACCCCGCCGACGACCACGCTACACGGTTGGTCAGTTCAGGCTCGGTGTAGATAGCGAACGTGTTTGCTGACAGGCTCTTGGCATAGTACGTCGTTCCAAATGTCACATTCCCAGGCGCGGTCGTTCCGGAGAACACCAGCCCGGTTCCGTCGCGCAGGCCGTGATTGGTCGACGTGAAGATCAGGCCGCTGCTGTTTGAGGCTGTCACCGACTTTCCGGTGCGGCCCCCCCAGCAGACTAGCGAATGGACGGTTGCCACAGTTCGGCCTCAGTCGGTTCGGTGTCGAGGATCGCCGTTACATCCAGCGTGAAGCCCTTGACGATCAGCACGCCGATCATCTGCGCGAGTTCGTCGCGGCGTTCTTTCAGGCCGATGTACTGGCGCACGCTGGCATCTTTGATGAGCGCCTGAACGACAGCATCCTCCGACGACAGGATGCCGATCTTCTCCGATCCGAATCTGTCGAAGAACGCGCCAACATAAATCCGCCAGTCAGCGTCCGTCGTCTCCTGGACGGCTTCCGGCACTTGCAGCAGATGGTTGTGCGTTGCGTACTCCATCCCCGGCCATTCGACCGGCTCGTCAGCCGTGTAGGCATAGACGACTTCGCCGGTCAGGCGGTGGGTAACTTGCCAGGTACTCATACTTCGTCCCTCACCAGTTCAAGATCGTCCTTCTGTCCGTCGAAGCTGGCCGCGCAGTGGCCGATCTCGCCGAACAGGAAATCGATGAACAGAATCGCCCGCGTCTTGCGTACTCGCCAGACGTACGTGCTGATGTACTCGCCGGCCTTCGCCCGCTTCGCAATCAGCGTGCAGCCGAGCGCATCGAGGTTCTTCAGGATGCGGATGTAGCGGGGTTCAAGTTTCTCGCTCATTCCTCGATTCCTTCGTCGCCGACAGGCTCATCCTCAATCGTCCCTGAATAGACCGCACCAGACGGCGCCACCATCTGAATGCGCTTCCTCATGATGATCTTCGGCAGAGGTATTTCTTCTGCATCCGGCTGGAAGTCCTGTTCAACGTCCCGCTCAAGCGCCGGCGACGGGGCGGCCGCCCTCGCCTTCAGAAGCTCGAAGTACCCGCGCATTTCCTCCAGCTCTTCCTCGCTGGTGATCTGCAGCTGGGCAATCTCGCGCTTCGTCTGGGCGTCGATGTTGGCGCGCTCGATGTCGGCCTGTGCGTTGATCCGCGCCTCTTCGAGTTTCGCGTTGAACTGGGCGATCTTCGCCTGCTCGCCGGATTGAGCCTCTTGAAGCTGCTGGCGCGCTTCTTCGAGCGCCTGGCTCATCATTTCCAGCTGCTGTTGCATCTGGCCCATCTGCTGATTCAGTTCGGGCGGGATCTGCATCTGCCCGCCCTTCTGGTCCTGCAACTCGGGCGGCAGCGTCTTGGCGAGGCGTTCGGCAAGCTTGTCGGCCATGGGGAAGTCCTGCGCCTGCATGATCAGGTCGCCGGCAACATTCATCAAGGCCGGATTCTTGGCCGCCAGATCGTTTAGCCGGTCGGCGCCCTCTTGGCGCAGGGTCGAATAGCTCGGCCCGGTGTTGATCGTCACGTCGTAGCGCCCGACCTGCGGATTGAAGATGCGCTGAATCTCGCCGGTCTCGTCTTCCTGTTCCTGGTACGGCCCGGACAGTTCAGGATTCAGCACAGCGCTTTCCTCTTTACCATCCAGGCCAAGGATGCGCACAACGCGCTGTGTGTCGTAATACTTCTGGATCAGGTCAATCAATACCTTGGCCTCATAGCGCAAAGCGCGCGAGAGGTTGTCCGGGAAGTGGAACGTTGCGGTTTCGCCCTGCACCTTCAGCCGCTGAATGCCGATCCCGGACTGCGCCTCGCTCTTGATGCCGAAGTTCGCGTTCTGCTGGCCAGACGCCGCGCGCATCTGCTCAGTCGAGAGCTGCAGCAGCTGCACCTGAGCGGCCGGCATGACGGCAGGCGCCTGGCGCTCCGGCTTCGGCAGCTGGCGCCCCTCGTCGTCGTAGGCGTTGAACGGGAGATAGGCGCGCGTCTCGATGTTCGCGGCCTTCCATATCTGCTCGTAGCCCTCGATCGCCTCGGCCGCCGCCATGTACGGCACCTTGTTCTGCAGCGCCAACGTCTGGACCGTCTCCGAGTAGGAGAAATTGACCATCCGCGCCGGGTCTTTCAGATCACGGACGATGCCCTTGCGGATCACTTCGCCATTGACGTTGAGTTCCTTGCCGACGACGGCGATGATCGGAAGGTAGTCGCCCAGCCAGTCCGTTTCGTCGATCGGCGCATCGTGCCCGCCGACGAGCTTGCACCAGTGCCACTTCTTGACTTCGGTCTCGCGCTCCTTGACGACGACAGCGCCAGGCTGAAGCTTGGACTTCAGCACCGTCGATCCGTCGGCGAGCAGGCAGGCAACGTCCTTTTCGTACGTGCAGTAGAAATACTCGGCGCGCCGGAACGTTTCTCCATCGGCCCAGCCGTTTTTCTTGCTGTCTTCGCCCCACGATTCCGGGTCAATGTCGGGATGTTCGCGCCGGGCCTGCTCCTTCGGGATGTCCTCAAAGACGAATCCCCACTGCGCATCGCTCTTGTCGAGTTCCTTGCAATCCGGATCGATATAGACGAGCTGCGGATTCGGGCAAGGCTTGATCCTGATGACCTGATTGAAACTCGTCGGCGATTCGTACTCGGTGACGACCCGCCAATATCCCTCGCCGCCATAGACGCTGTGTTCCGCTGCCGTGTCGTGGGCGTCGTCGCTGGCGCTCGATGCCTGAATGTTGCGGATCAGGCCGCCCAGGATCTCGGCCGTCTTCTTGTCCGCGCCGTTATCCGCTGGCGAGACCTTCACCGCGGGGCGGTTCATGCGGATGTTGTTGATGATCTGGTTGCAGTGCTGCGCGGTCATGTTGACCGTCAGGCAGACGCGCTTGTCGACCTTGCGGCTGTTGCGGATGTCTTCCGGCCACTGCCACCCGTTGTCGCTGTCGCCCATGGCAAAGCGGGTGTCTTCGACGGCCAGCAAGCGGTTTGACGAGTACGCACTTTTCGCACGCTCGAAGCGCTTCTTGGCCTCGGCTACGATGTCGCTGGCCTTCGTCTGCTTGTCGTCTTTGGTCATGGGCGTTGTGAGTTCCTACGGTCAGTCTTGAATCAGATAGGGCGGCCTTGCCATGATCAGCGGCTCGGGCTGCAGGGTGACGAAACCGTGTGACCGGTACCACTTCTGCAGCCACGGCTCACCGTCTGGCATCAGGATCAGCACCGTGCGCTCCTGGTCGGCTTCTTCGCAAATCATGTCCATCAGGCGGTTGGCGATCCCTTTTCGGCGGTGCCACTCGTCGGTATGGACGTTGCTGACCTCGATCACCGCGCGCAGGTGGTCAGGAAGGGCATTGCTGGGCGCCAGGGTGCAGCTGGCCGCCCCGAGTTGTCGCTTTCCGAGTTTCATCCCATCCATCCCAGATCAGAATGCAGAGCGTGCGCTGCGGCCTTCTCTGCGTTGGTTTTCTTTGGCGCCTTCACCAGCGCCGGGAATAATGCGGCGAGCGCCCATATCGCGGCATCCGCCCGGTTCGGGCTGTGCGGCCCGGTGTAGCCATACGTCGAGAACGCTGCGAGTTCGTCTTCGAGCTCGTTCAAGTAGCCGACGTGTCGGACCTTCCCCTGCTCGTAAAGGGCACTGAACGGCTCGGCGCGCTGCACTTTCCCGCGGCTCGCCGTCACCTTCACAAAATTCGTGCGTGGCCGGCATGTCTTGATCACGTGCTGCACCATCGCCCCGCCGAAGTTCGTCTCACCGACAACGGCGTCGGCCTCGTGCCGGTCATAGGCGTCCGTCGCAACCTTTCCCCACGTCGCCGGCCCGGCCTTCACCGTCAGGTCTGGCCCGAGGTAGGCATTTCCATCGGTGCCGAGGCCAGCAACGATGATCCCGATCGCGTCGTTGTCGGCGTTGTCCGCATCGTCGGCGCCCGACGGATCGACAGCCACAACGACACGCACCATGTCAGGCAATGCGCCATCCGTGACGCGCCAGCGGTCGATATGCTCTTCCGGGAAAAGCTGATTCGGCGTTGCGTCCGCAAACTCCCCATCGAGGAACCGCTTCCGCGCCCGCGAGCTCATCGCCTTGAGCGTGTCGAGATACCCGTCAGCCAGGTTCTCGGCGTTGTCCATCGGGTTGATCTGCATCGCCGCGTAATCGCCCGGGTTGCGCAGCGCCTCCTTCGTTTCCGGGTTGCGCCGCTCAACGAAGATCCTGAACGACCAGTGCGCCTTGCTCGGCGGGTTGCAGTCGTAATACACCCTCGGCCTGAGCTGCGACGCAGGAAGCGCGCCGATTGCCTGCTGCTCGGCCTTCTGTGCCAGTCGCGTAATGGCTGTTTCGACAGACGCATACGGAATCTGGCTACACTCGTTCGCGTAGATCGTCACGAACTCCATGCCGAGAATCTTCTCGGTTCGCTCCTTGTCGTCCAGGCCGGCGAACCAGACCTCTGAGCCGTTCGGGAACTTCGCGTACCAGTCCGACTTGTTGATTTCGACCTTCACGCCTGGAAAGCAGAGCGCCATCACTTTCGGGAAGGTATCCAGGACGATCGAGTTCTTCACCGCGTTGAACCGGTACCGCACAATCGCATGCCGGCTGTTCGGCGCCTTGATCGCGCGGAGACACACCGCGCGCACCAGAACGAACGTTTTCCCGCTACGAGAACCGCCGAATAGCATGATGTGTGTTGCATCACCGGCCAGAAGCTTGTTTGCCTCGGCCTGCTTCGGCGTCAGCTTCACAGCTTGGCGTCATCCTCTGACAAGGTCAACGTCACGGCGCCGCTGTGCTCCAACTCCTGTTTGTCTCGCCACTCGGCAGGCTTCCGGTTCTTCAGCCAGAAGATGGCCGCCGTCGTGTCGGGCGGGTAGAACTTACGGATCGGCGTCTTGACGATTCGATCCTTGACGACGCGAATGTCGACCTCGTCATGCTCGTACCCGGTAGCCCGAGAGAACAGGCTACGCTCAACGCGGTCATCAGCCTCAACCTTCGCCGCTTTTATGGCAGCGCAAAACTCCAGGTATTCGTGCTTCCACCGCTTCAGCGTTGCGACGTTGATGCCGAAGAAATCAGCGATCTCGATATCGGTTGCGCCCAGCTTGCACAGCTTCTCCGCTTGTGTGACGAACTCCGGACGGTATTTGCTGGGGCGTGCCATGATCGATTCCTTACCAGCTCAGACGAGCGACCCCATGAACGCATGGGTACGGTGTTATTTCGGGTTACAGCGTCCCGAGCCAGAGCCGGATGTGTGGTCCGCTGGCTGATGGCTGGATTGTTTGACGATTGGAGAAAGGCTGATTGACCCTGTTCGGCGTTTGCCAGGCGCCTGCTACTCGCTTCCAGGAACGGACACGTCCGCGATAAGCCCGGATTTCAGACGAAAAAAAACCCGCTCGGCTTTCACCTGCGGGTTTCTCTGGGCGCGACTTGGCGCTCAATTCGGGATTCTAGTTAAAAAAACCATGATGTCAAGAATCAAATCAACCCGCGCTTCTGCCCGAGCGCCCAGAACGCAGCGACGGCCTCAACAAAGATCGTTTCGAGATCGCCGCGGATGCGCCAGACACTGGACAGATAGACGTTGTGGATCGCCACCTGGTGCGACGGAATCAGCGACTCAATGACGGCGTTCGATATCTTCGCGTCATTTTTATCCTTGCTGTCGTACATGTCATCAATCGACGTCGACGCCGTGTAGTTGCCGACAACCGCTGACTCATGGTCATACCCGATGCGCAATTCGTAGGACTCCATCCAGCGCGCCCAGTTTGACAGGTGATAGTCGGCGATCGGATCGATTAGGCTGCGCGGGTCGGTGTCCTTGGGGCGGGTTGCGGTCTGTGCCATGGTTTTCAGATGAGCGAGGGTTGATGAGACGGCTGCACGATCGGCCGAACGGTGACCTCGAGACGCCCCTCGCCGTCGGGCTCGGCGCGCCGGCCGTGCAGCTCGTGAACGAACTTGTCGTCCTCGAAGACGATGCCCTTGAGCGAGTCGAGCATCACCTTAAGCGCGTTGTCCAGGTCAAGACATTGAACGGTGTCATCCCACGTCATCGGGTCTTTCGCCGCGCGCTTCGCCCAGTCCTGCGGGCGCTTCGGAAACAGCGTGTAGGAGACAGCCACGCGGCCAGCCATCGGCTTGCGAATACCGGCCTCCTTGGCCAGCAGATAGACCGCCGACTTGTAGTCCTTCGCCTGCTTGCTGAGCGTCGTCACCGGGGCCTTGAAGCCTTTCGGCATGTAAGTCCGCCAGTAGATGTTGGCTGAACACGGATACGGCAGGGTCAGCGTTACCGCGTCCATGCATACTCCATGGCGAATACCCGCATAGCGATGATTCCTGACACTTTCTCTACTTGCTTCTGGTGCTTCAGCCGCGTCAGACGGTGCGCCCGTACCCTGCCCGATGACTTCTTCAGCGCTGCAGTGCGCGCCTTCGGTCTTTGACGATCTTCAGCACGCGGTTCGCGACTGTCTCTCCGTACTTCTCCCGCCAGAGCTCCAGGCACTCCTTGAAATACGGCCGCATCCATGGACCTTGCTGCAGGCTCAGAACGTACTCTGCCAGGATCTCTTCCAACGGTTTCGACATGGGTCATGCTGCCTCTTCCTCTCGAAAAACGTTGAGGCGCAGGGCCTCGTTTGCGAACTCCTCGACCACAGGCGGGACGCGCTTTCCGTCGAGAATTTTTGACTTCAGGATGCGCGCCCAGTCGCGGCCCATCGGCTTCGGAACGGACGTCTTTCGGAACTCGGCCAGGCGCTTCATCAGGTCGGCTTTGTTCTGGCCGAGGAACCAGAACCCCTGCTCACGCAGCCAGCGGTTTGTCTTCTCCTGAACCTCGCGAATCGACGCCTGACGGGCCTGTTCGAGCTCGATATCGGTCATGCTGAAACCCCCGAATTCCGCTCGATCTGCGCGTTGATGCGGCCCTTGAATTCGGGCATGGACTCACCGATACGAGCCTCGATACCGAGTTCTCGGCCCTTGGCGATGATTCCTGACTCGGAAGCCCACCACGCCGGCTCGCGTGGCTTCGGCTTTGGCTTCGGGTTGATCACGTCGCCGAGAATCACGTTCAGGAAGCCGGCATTGATCGCCTGCGGGTTCGCCTGGTCGGAGCGTCGCTGCTCCGCGATTTCCAGCGCCGTCAGGGCTTGCGCATCGGTGATGCCGCGTTCTGCCCATCCCCTGACGGTTGGATTGCTCGCCTGCAGCGCCGCTCCGCGACGGGTGAGCAGCGCGGACAGTTCGATTGCCCTCGCTGTAATCGGATCGATGGCGGCGGCGGGCGGTTCGTCGCGCGGTACCGGTTGAGCTGTAGACGCCGCTTCTACGGAGAGATTGTTTACTCTGTTCTTCTCTGCTCTGCTCTGGGGCGTTTCATCTGCGTGACGCTGCGTGACGCATGCGTGACGTTTTTCTTCGACAAGTTTCTTTCTTTCCCGATACTCTTTTGCACGTTGCGCCGCTGTCTTAGCGCCCGTGGTTACTGCATCTTCGCGTACCGGTTGCCTTCTCTCCCACGCTTCAATTCTTCCATCTGTTATGAGTCCTGCGTCACACATCGCCGTGACGATTGCCGTGACGGTTTCGTGACGCATTCGTGACGCCCAAGCGATCTCCGTGACGCCGTCGTGACGCAGCGTGACGTTCGTGACGTTTTCGTGACACGGTCCGTTTGGCTCGACAAACCGGGAGACATCGCCGCGAACATGACACTGCGATGCATTCTCGAGGAGGAATACCCACACCGTAATCACTTCGCAAAGCTGACAACCAGCTTTCTCGCTTATGACCCCGAATTTCGGGTCGGTGACCGATCCATGCCACCAGCGGAACCAGTCGGCCATGAATCACTCCCCTCCCGCGTTCGGTTCGTGCCTCGGCGCGTCTTCGAACGCATCGAGCAAGACAAGCCCGATGACGAGGACGACGACGGAAACGGCCAGGCCGGCGACGATGGCGATAATCTCGTACGGGCTCATTTCCGGTCCCCTTCCCCTATGAGCGGATTTACCCCGGCAACGCGGCAAACTAGGGTGGCCTCATGCAGCTTTTCCTTCGCCCACTTCTCAAGGAGCTCGTTGATGAAGCTGGTACGGCACTTCCCAGTGGCTGAGCAGAACCCGTCGATCACGGCGACGGTTTCGTTCTTTGCGTCGAAACGGATCTCGGGCATGTCAGGCGGCCCGCTTTGTCCCGCGCAGATACGCCCAGTCGACGTCAGGGCGAAGGTCTTCGCAGGTGACGGTTCCTTCGGATTCGCGATCGATGTTGATGCAGATCGACTCTCCGAAAAGCTGTCCTGTGGAAATACCTTTTCTGAGGTATCCGATCGTTGTGTTGCACCGCCGCGCGAAATCCTCCTGATCGGAGGGCGACAGGCTATTGAGGTATGCGCGAAGTTTTTCCATGCGCGAACTTTACCCTTGGGTAAAGCGTTGGTCAATACCTGCGGGTTATTTACTTGCAGGTATCGATATTGTGGAATGCGAGAATGAACAAGTACGAACGCAGGCGCATCGCCCTCAAGTCTCTGGTCGACAGACTCGGGAGCCAATCTGCCATCCAGGAGAAGACCGGAATCGCTGCGTCGTCAATTTCACGGATGCTTCTTCCCGAAGGATCAAAGCACAGGAAAAACATCGGCGAAGAGACCGTCGACAAGCTGACCGCCGCATATCCGGACTGGATAGCGAGTTACGACGACCTGACGGACGATGCCGTTATCGTCGCGCGAAGATACATGCAGCTGATGAGAGAGGACAGCCAGCTCAAGGCGCGGTCATTCATCGAGGCACTGCACGCCGCGGAACGGCACGAGGAAGATATTCTCGTTGCTACGCAGAACGAACGAAAGAACGGTCGCTAGGCGAGCAGACTATTTTTGTTTCAACAGTTTTCGATGAGGTTGTCAGAACCAGGGTAATTCCAACAATTTCGCCTTTCCTGTAGCCGGCGGCAACGTTCAACAGCTGGAAGGCGACATCTTGATCATCGGAGTTCATCGATACAACGCTACTCATATTGCTTTTCTTTCGGCTGTATTTTTATCAAGAAAGAACAGAATACGCCCCGTTTGACGGTTTTCAAAGTGCCTGTTTCTATTTGAAGTTTTGTAGATATACGGGAAACTTTCGCAGAAAAAAATCCGTTGTAACGATGCAACACACGATGACAATTATGTGCGGATGCCTCAAAAAATGATGACTAATGCCAATTAAGTCACAGTACGTTTGAATTGACTGTTGCAAGCGGAATAGCAGATGGATCGTTTGATAAGGACAAATGGCTTTACCCTGGTCGAATTGGCGGTAGTCACGGTGCTGATCGGGATTGTCATGACACTTGGCCTCAAGACACTGAATGCGACCCTGGGGACGGCCGCATTCAGCGAAACGAAGGCCAAGCAGGAGCGGATCAAGATCGCTCTGATCGGCTACCTTCGCACGCATGGTGTCTTGCCATGCCCTGATAGTTCCAGCGACTCCGTTGTTGCGTCAGGGGAATCTATCGCTTGCACTACGCCAGACTCTGGCTACGGCGTTGTCCCATGGATCACGCTTGAGATTCCACGCGAGACGGTTATCGACGGATGGGGTAACTACTTCACCTATCGGGTGGCGAATGGTTCTGGCGGATCGAGAGATTGGACATCGAAAACAACAACAAGCGCCTTCACGATCAACGAGCTGATGACCCAGACTGACGCCCTGACGATCCAGGAGCTCAACGCCGACGGATCAGCACTGGTCGACGTCACGAAAAAGGCCGTTGTGGCCATCGTCTCGCACGGCAAGAACGGATTCGGCGCGAAGACAATGAAGGTTGGCGCACGGATGCCGACAGACGACGCCGGTGCCGGAGAGAAAACAAACGCGACAGTTGGGACGGCGACATTCGTTATGCGGCCGGGAACCGAATCGGCCGCCGCGTTCAATGGGCCGTACGACGACCTTGTCGCGTTCATGAAGCCACAGGATCTACTGCAACCGTTGATCAACGAGGGAACGCTGAAGGCGTGCGCAGCGTACTGCACATCGGCAGTCTCGTCTGTTTGCTCGAACACGTCGCATTTCTGCACTTGCTCCGGCTCTGGGCTCGGCTTGCCTGGGCTTCCTGACGGATCCTCTACTGCCCCATGTTCTGGCGGAGAAATCTGCGGGACATGTTCAGCGACACCAATAACTTCGAATTGCTCACCAACCGGACCTATCCCGGTAGGCGCAACTCCGGCAAGCTGCACAACAACACCATGAGGATGAAATGATCGATCGCGCGAAAAAGACGCTGTACTTGGCACCGGCCCTGACGCTGCTCTTTGTATGGATCGCTGCCGCCCCCGGTCTGGCCGCTTCTTACAGCCCGTCCCGCGTGGTTGTTCTGGCTATCCTGTCCGCGCTGGTCTCGGCGTGGTGCATTTCCTTATTCGCGCATTCGCTGATCACGAAGGAATGAACCAACGCGGCTTCAGCCTGGCCGAGCTGGCAATATCCCTGACAATCATCGCCCTGCTGATCCTGGCGACGATTAAAGGAACGGGGCTCATCGACCAGGCCAAGGCAAAAGACGTCGTAGCCATCGTGGAAGACCTGCGCATGGCAACGACCGCGTTTCGCCAGCGATTCAACTATCTTCCCGGTGACTGGCCCTACTCCGCGAGCGAAATCCCGGGCGTAACGGAGGCAACGACGGCCGGAACGAATGGGAACGGGATCATCGAAGGTAGCGTCGACGCGGCGACCGGCGCGGCTCAATCCGGATCGGAAGTCGCCGCCCTGCCCCTGCAGCTGTTCGGTGCCGGAACCATCGGAAAGATCAACGACAGCGATCCGCAGCGCAGAATCACGACCAGCTACGGCGCAGTTCATGTCGTATCGAAGGCGACGGCCGAAGGGTTGGTGTCCGGATTCGCAGCGAACAACCCGGCAGCGCGCGCCGCGATCGTCATCAACCAGCTTCCGTGCGACGTTGCGATGGAAGTCGACGCGAAGATTGACGACGGCTCGATGACCACCGGGCGGGCAATCGCAACAGCCTGCGCGTCAGGCGTCGTTCAGTGGCTCGCCGTAGCGATGTAGCGATTTCCTGACAACCAGCACGAGGCCGCCTTTGGGCGGTTTTTTTTCGTCCGCGAAATGCGTATTTCCCATCCATTCGTTACCCGCGAATAAAAAACTTTACCCTTGGGTATTGACGTACAAATTACCCTCAGGTAACGTACACATCAACGAATCACGCAACACCGTAGAGCAGCAGGCCAGTAACGCAGCAGGAGCGCCAGGGGCCGGCACCAGTCACCGACTATAGGGCCAACGCAAGAGCGACGGGGAACAGAGCAGCAAGAGGTCCGGCGCCGAGCCTCGCATCAAGTCGGCAAGGAAACCGGGAGTCATGCCGGAAATCAGTACCGCAGCCTGAGAGCGACACAGGCCGTAACGGGAGAACGAAAGCCCCGCGACAAACCACGGAGAGACGTGAGCCGATGTACTTACAGCCCCGATAGCGGCGTCATGGACTTCGGATGACCAGCGGAAAGACGCTCGATCACGAGGCCAAGCCGGCCCCGCCTACTCGCCAAAAGTGGGCCGGCGTCTCCGAGGGGGAGAACGATGCGCCTGATTCGCTATTTCACGTTGCGCCGCCAGGGATTCACCGTCCCGGCATCGGTGGCGCTCTCCGCAGGGGCCGGCGACGCGGTTGTCGGGATTCTCTCCGCGATCGTCCTGATCTGGATGTTGGCAGATTCGATTGGGGCGTTGCTGTGAGGTTCTGCATCGAGCTCACCCGCAAGCCGGGCGCGCGGAACCTCGTTCAGCAGCAGCGGCAGTGCCGGATCCATGTGACCGCGAGGAACGCAGACGAGGCGATCACGGCCGCAGAGGCCGAAGCAAAGCGCACCGGAATTGGCCGGTACTTCGAAATCATCAAAGTGAGGCAGGTATGAACGCACGTGAGGAATGGCTGCAGCAGCGGAAGGCCGGTCTGGGCGGAAGCGATATCGGGGCGATTCTCGGACTGTCGCAGTACAGGACGCCAGTCGATGTATGGATGGACAAGACGGGCCGCGCGCCGGCCAGCGAGGAAACCTTGCCGATGCGATTCGGCACCTACGCGGAAGAGTTCGTGGCGCAGGAATACACCCGCAAGACAGGGTTCAAGGTGCAGCGCTTCAACACGATGCTGCGTCACCCGTCCGCGCCGTTGATCGGTAACCTCGACCGTCTGGTGATCCCGGAAGGGCAGAAGATTGCCGCGCTGAAGGGCCACATTCGCACGGATTGTCTGCTTGAATGCAAGACAGCAAGTGCCTTCTCGGCCTTCAAGGATGAGGAATGGGGCGAGGAAGGCACGGACAAGGTGCCGATGTCCTACCTGCTTCAAGTGGCCGTCTATCGCATCCTGTCGGGTTGCCACTACGCAGACCTGGCCGTCCTATTCGGCAATCAGGAGTTGCGCGTCTATCACTTGTGGTCGGACGCCGAGCTCGAGGAAATGATCGTCGCCAAGGCAACGGAGTGGTGGAACGCTCACATCGTCGCTGACGTAGCTCCGGAGCCTGTCTGTGAAGCGGATATCAAGCGCCTCTACCCGTCCGACAACGGCGAATCGATCGAAGCCACGGCGGCAGACATCGTACTGATCGAGACGGCCAAGCAGCTGAAGGAGCAGATCGCAGCGCTTGAGGCGCAGCTGGACGGCGACAAGAAGGCCGGCACGCTCGGAACGATCGGCATGCTCAAGGCACGCATGGGAGAAGCCTCCCGGCTGACCTTCGGCGGCGATGACCTGATCACCTGGAAGTCTGCGAAGGGTAGCCAGAAAACCGACTACGCCAAGGCGTTGATCGAGTTCGGCGCCGCGCTCGGAATACCGGCGACCGATGAGCGGCTGCAGGCGGCCATCCGCAACAACACCTTTACCACCACCGGCGCACGCCGGTTTCTCATCAAGGAGTGATCCGTAGCCATGAACGAAATGACCGCAAACCCGTTTGCCGCGAACCTTCCGGCCCAAAATGCACGTCAAGCAGGGACGGCAGTCGCGCAATCTGACCAGCAGCGTGCAATCGCTGAAGTTCAGGCCGCGATGATGATCGCTCGCATGAATCCGCGCGACACGATCGCCGCAATGGATCGGATCCTGAATGCGTGTGCCCGACCGACGTTGGCCGATGCTGCCGTCTACACGTACGCCCGTGGCGGTAGCGATGTTTCCGGCCCGTCGATTCGACTGGCCGAGGCGATGGCCCAAGCGTGGGGAAACATGCAGTTCGGCATCCGTGAGCTCGACCAGCGCAACGGAGAGAGCACGGTTCAAGCCTTCGCATGGGACGTCGAGACCAACACCAGGCGCGAAGTCACATTCCAGGTGCCGCATATCCGCTACACGCGCAGCGGTTCGAAGCGGCTGGAAGACCCTCGCGACATCTACGAGATGGTTGCCAATCAAGGGGCGCGCCGCCTGCGCGCCTGCATTCTGGCGGTGATCCCCGGCGACGTCACTGAAGCCGCTGTCGCCCAGTGCGAAACGACGATGAAGACCAAGGCCGACACGTCGCCCGAGGCTATGCAGAAGATGGTTGCCGCATTCGAGCCGTTCGGCGTGACGCGCGAACAGATCGAGAAGCGCATTCAGCGCCGTCTCGATGCGATCCAGCCCGCGCAGGTTGTCAGCCTCAAGAAGATTTACGCCAGTCTTCGCGATGGCATGAGTTCGGCATCCGAATGGTTCGAATCTGACGCATCAGAAACGGCAGGAACGCAGGCAGCATCGCGCACCGAGTCTGTGAAGGAAAAACTGCGCGGAAAGGCCAAACCTGCACCGGCACAGGAGCCGGTCGACAACGACGACGAAGCCCTGAAAACCATCGAACAGGCCGCCCCCGCCGTCACCTTCGCGCAAGTCGCCGAGAAGCTGAACAAGGCCGGGGATACCGACCTGCTCGATGCCGCGGCTGATCTGATCGGCGAAGTCGGAGACGACGCCCAGCGCCAAGAGCTCGGCGACCTCTACCGCGCCCGCCGCGACGAGTTGAGCCAGTAGCCATGATCAATGGGGCGCAAGCGCACGCTGAAGCGCAGCTCAAGGGCAGAACAACCCTCTCCCCCTGCCAGTTCTCCCTTGATTTCACCCAGCCGGAACAACTCAGCACCGGCCGCCCCACCCTTTTCAACCGGCTCTCAGCCGCAACGAGCCGGAAGGAACTGATCGCCGAGGCGCAGCACATCCAGCACCTTCCGGAGCACTGGCAGCGGGATCAGGCAGCAAAGATCGTCAGGCGGAAGCTTGACGACTTCAGGCGCAAGTAGGGCCTCATTTCGAGGCGAAAAACAGGAAGTGACCACCAGGAGAGCATCAGATGAACGACCAAGCAATCGAGCAGGAAATCCAAGCAAAGGGGCTGACCGCGCCGCGAGTCACGCCACAGGACATCGAGGCGAATATCAAGCAGGAGTATTACTTCACGGCTGGAGAGGGTTATTGCGGAGCTACGGGCGGGAAAGTTTATCCGTCGGCCCTTGGGTTGCTTACTTTCTGTGTCATCGAACTTCAAAGCGGCTTCATCGTCACCGGCGAGTCGGCCTGCGCCAGCCCGGAGAATTTTGACGCCGATCTGGGCCGCAAGATCGCCCGTCAGAACGCCGTGCAGAAAATCTGGCCGCTGATGGGCTACGCGCTCAAAGAGAAACTGGCAGCGGAATAACGATCAATGGGGTGGACTTTGCCGTGTCGAGCAAGAGTGCAGAGCCGGCGCGACGTCTGTCGCACATGTCCGCCCCACCCCACACAAAGCAAACAGGAGACCCCATGTTTTCACTGAACGAACAGACCGCAAAGCTCGCGAATTTAAATTTGAGGGCTGAACTTCACGGCGAGGAAACCAACGTCGCCGTCGACCTCAAGATCGAAGCGAAGATGAGCAACGATGTTCTCAGCGAGTTCGATCCCGATCTGAAGTCGAGCTTCTACAAGAAGGACGCCGACGCCGCGCAGGCCGAGCTCATCGACGATCCGTCGCGCCTGGCCAAGCTGAAGTTTCCGAAGATGGCTCCGCTCAAGTACGGCTACGAAGGCGCGGGCTATGAGGCGGTGATCAATTGGGGCGTCAGCGGAAAAGACGACGTCCGACTGCTTCAAGTGAAGATCGACGGCTTCCGTTTCGACTGTCAGGACGGCGGCACGGTCGGACTCAGCTTCCGCGCCATCGCGCACCCGACCCCGGAGGAAATCGGCCGGCTGTCCGAACTCGTGCAGCGCGAAATCACGCTGAGCCTCTACCCGCCCAGCCCGGAAGAGCAGCTGAAGCAGCAAATGGACGCACTTGACGACGAAGACGACGAGTAAAGGGCCTGTCGACCATGAACGCACGCGACAACATCAAGCCGAAGAGCATCCGCCTGGCCATCCTCGCCGGGCTGGCAAACGGGGCAATCACCACGATTGATGACCTGCTGATTTCCACCGGTGAGCCGAGGAAGAAGCTTGTGGACAACGCCGGGGAGGCGTCACGCGCTGGCTTAATCAAGCGCATGAAGGACGACGTTACCGGGATGGCGGCGTACCAGATCACGGCTGAAGGGAAGAAGTATCTGGCGAAGTACGCCGACGGCAGCAAGGCCGAGCCGGCGGAAGACTCAACCTGTCACGAATCCCGACAGGTTCCCGCCGAGACGAAGCAGGCCGATGCATTCCATGTCAAGTCGTCCGGAAAGTTCAAAACCCTCCTGAACGACGAAGTCGTCGCACAGAAGGACGCGGAGATTGCCAGCCTGAGCCGTCGTCTGCGCGAAGCCATCGCGGAAATCGAGACGCTGAACGGGGAGCAGCTGAAGGCGACCGATAGGAGCAAGGAACTCCTTGATCAGAACGACAAGCTGGCCGACGAATTGGCAGACGTCAAGGACGAGCTCGAGACGAGGACGCAGGAACTCAACACCGTCCGTGTCGCGCTGTCGCTCGCCAGCAACGCCCGCCCCGTCTTCAATTCCGGATACGTAGTCCAGCGCCCCGCAAAGCCGCTGGCGAGGTTCGCCAAGGCCGACAACGCCAAGGCCCGGGCGATGAGTTTTGCGCGGACCGGAGCAAAGGCGCAGGTATTCGCGCTGGTGCCGGTGGGGGTTGCGTTCCCCGGCGCCGAGTGGCGGGAGTAGTGGCGTGACCAGCTGCACCTTTAATCACCACGCATGCGAATTCCGCGAGCGTCTGTTCGTTCGCGCACTCGAAATCGCCGACCAAGCGATGACCGACCTGCTCATGTGTCACGCAAAGCAAGCGGATGAATTCGGCGTGATGTGGGCGCTGTGCGACGCGAATGGGAATGACGTCGCTGTTCTTGCGGAAGCAGACGCGCCAGCGATTGAGGCCGTGCAGTGGCTTCAGGAACGTGGGCTGTGCGATCTGGTTGAAAGCCCAGAAGGCACGACGGTTGTTTTGCTTGGAGAGTTGCCATGACAGAACGCGCCTCCAACATCCACGTCGCCCGGGTCTATCTGGCCCAATCCCGGCACTTCACCGCCCGGGCGAGCGGATTCTCGTTCGTCCTTCTTGGATGGGCCGCGAACGCCCGCCGCAGGGCGATGGCAACTATCCCCGCTCTGCCGGCGCAGGGCGATCTATTCGGAGGGGCCGATCAATGACCTTCAAAGTCCCCGAGAAATACCGCGTCACGCACGGACAGATCGGCAGCGATGCCGGATACGGGAACAACGGCGCGTTCCATGTCGGGCTTCGACGCGGCCAGACGGTGTTCGTCATCGCCTCCGACATGATGGGCTGGGAGCATGTCAGCGTATCGCGAATCGACCGCTGCCCGACGTGGGACGAGATGTGCCAGGTCAAGGCGATGTTCTGGGACGCCGAAGACGTGGTTGTCCAGTTCCACCCGCGCGAGAGCGACTACGTCAACAACCATCCGAACTGCCTCCATCTATTCAGGCCAATAGACGCAGAAATTCCGACTCCACCAAGCATTCTCGTTGGGATCGTTAATCAAATGAGCAAATTATGAAAAAAGGGCCAAAGCCGATTCCTGTGGTTGATCGAATCATGAAGAAAATCACAATCAACTCGTCAGGCTGCATGTTATGGAACGGAGCTACCAATGGCCGAGGATATGGCGTAATCCTCGATGACAACACAAACGGAAGACGAATGACATACGTTCACATTGCCATGTATGTGTCGAAAGTCGGCCCCGTTCCATCTGGGATGCAACTTGATCATTTGTGTAGAACACGAAACTGCTGCAATCCTGAACATCTTGAACCTGTTTCCGGCTCAGAGAATTTATTGCGTAGCAATAACATGAACTTCGTAACAAAGAGAACCGGTGTATGCAAAAACGGGCACAACGTATCAGGAATAAACGCACACGTTAGTTCAGATGGACGCACTAGATGTAGGGCATGCGCAATTCTTAGGAAAAGAATGTATAGGATCAAAAATAGCGCAACACGACAACCGTCGCTCATGGTCGGGGTGAAGGAGACTGCATGTCGATAAAAGCATTGGCCTGTGGCGGCATCCAGATCGTCGGAATGTCCGCGAGCGCCCGCGCGCTATACAACGGCGTTTATGTCGAGATGCGAGGAACGCGCCTTGAGGACGGGAAGCATGTCCCCGCCGGTCTGTCGATTGAGATGTCGCCGACGAACGCGCTTGATCTTGCGCACCAACTGATCGCTGCCGCCGAAGACCACGGAACGCAGACAAGGCGGCAGGTTGCGACGATGATCAAGCGGTTGGCGAAGGCGCAGGAGAAGCGCGCATTGAAAGGGAAGCCATGAAAGAACGTCCAATCCTGTTTTCAGCGCCGATGGTGCTGGCGATTCTCGAGGGTCGGAAGACGCAGACGAGGCGGTTGGTTAAACCACGCCATTTCGCGGGGCACTTGGTGGGCGAATTGAATTCGTCCATTGAAAAAGCACCTGGCCTCGCCGCCGCTTTTTGCCCCTACGGGCAACCATTCGACCTATTGTGGGTGCGTGAGACGTGGCAGGCGGCTACAGGGTCAAGGCGTGACGCACGAATTCTCACGTGTCCTCGCCCCGATACGGGATGGGTTGAATATGCGGCAACCTGCGACGATCCGCCCCCTCGGTGGAGACCATCGATCCACATGCCCCGGTGGGCCAGCCGCCTCCTATTGGAGATCACCGGCGTCCGCGTCGAGCGTCTAAACGACATCGGCGTCAGCGACGCCATCGCCGAAGGATACGACGGGAGCAATCCTTCGCCTGTTGATCCTTCGATCAAGTGGTATGCCGACCTATGGGAATCCATCAACGGCGCCGGATCATGGACTCAGAACCCTTGGGTGTGGGTTGTCGAATTCCGGAGAGTTCTTTCCGACGTTGCGAGGAAAACCGAGGCTTCACCGACCGATTCCCCGCAGCTTTCCGGTTTTTGTCTCTGAAACTGAGACGTTTTGACGAACTTCAACCAGTAACACCGGCCATTTTCGTGACGCCACGAAGATGGTTTTGAGAGAGGAAAGCGAGCGATGGAAAAAACGACAGCAAAAGCCAGTTACAAAGCCAGTGTGCGCGGATCACGAATCGACATCGAAGCTCCTGCGCTCGACATTGAACTGAACCAGATGATCGTCTGGATGATGACGCAGCCGCAGGCCGTTGAACTGCTACCGGCGTACCGTGAATTGCGGAAGGACTAGGCATTATGGGAACACATCTTGAAGCAATGAAACGCGCACTTGAAACGTTAGAAGACGTTTTCGGGAAGGACAAAGTTGATGTCACTGCAATCAATATGCTGCGTGAGGAAATTTCAAAACCAGAGAAGCAGGCGCGCTCAGTTAGAACGCAAGATATGAAAATTCTTGCCACAGACTTTATGAGCCACCCGCTATCACGCGGAATATCTGATTGCGAGAAGATTGGAAAGGCGCTGTTTGATGCTGCTGCTGAAATTGACCGCTTGCGAGAACAGGTTTCCACGCTCGAATCGTCGCCCATGTCCGAGGAAGCTCTCGACATCCTGCGCAGCGAAAACGACATGTTGAAGCAACATCTACGCGAAGAAGGAGACCGGATTGCACACCTCAGAAATGTGCTCATGATCGTGACAAACGTAGCGCGGCGGTATGTACCAGACGATCACCCGGCATTGCAGGCTGCTGCTGATGTACTAACGCCCAACTAAGGAAGGAAAGCGCGTTATACGCGCATAGACATTGTTAGATTTCGGTAGAAAGGAAAGCGAAAGCTATGTGGCCGTTCAAAAAGTCATTTTTCGACGTATGGGAGCACGGAACGGCAAGGAATAACCAGCCTGCGCGACGGCATCGCATAAATGGAAACGTGCAATTCATTCTCTGGAAAGCGGGAGAGCAAGGGCATGAAAATGATTTTTGGCACGACTTCGATTCAACATGGTGGCCGACCTTCAAACCATCAAACGAATAGAAAGGAAAGCGGGACATGGGATTACCCTACGAAAATGCAACCAGCGGCGGTGCGGCGCTGGAGGATATTCGCAAGCTGCTGACCAAGTTCGGTTGCGCCAGATTCGGCACTATGACCGATGCGGAGCATGGGGAACTCATTGTTCAATTCAGCTACCGAGGGCGCGATGTAACAGCCAAGGCGAGCTACAAAGGCTACGCCGCGGCATGGCTCAAAGAGCATCCATACGGATCGCGCACGAGAGGCACAAAGGCTGCGCACGAAGCTAAGGCGCTGAAACAGGCAGAGATTAGTGTTTGCTCGATCCTTCGTGACTGGATCAAAGGGCAGACTATGGCGATTGAAACTGGAATCCTGACGTTTGAAGGCGCCTTTCTCGGGCAGATCATGTTACCGAACGGGAAAACGATACTTGATGAGGTTGCATCGAAGAACCTGCTTCCCGGCCCACCAATCAACTGACAAAGGAAAGCGTCGTGAAGCGCAAACCCGACCCATTGATTCGCACCATGCCGTGGCGTGCCATGGCCGTGCTGTCGCCGCTGGAAGAGGTACTGAGGCGGCTGGACAAGGACGGCACCGTCGACGCCATCGGCAAGCGGATCGTATTCACCGAGGCCAGCCGGGGCGACCGGTACGACCTGCCGGAAGCGATCCGGGGCGTCGTTGATTTTCACCGGTTGGCGCGGGACAAGTACGGATTGCCGGTGGACGTGGCCGCGATGTCGCGATTCGCCGAGAAGCTCGACGCCGGATCGCCGATCTTCGAATCGGACATCTCCGCAGTCCGGGCGAACATCGAGTCATGCCGTCAGCAGGCGTACCAGCTGCGGATCAGCCAAGCGGTGGAAGTTCTGGACGCGGTGCGGATCGGGGCCGAGCTGGAACGGCTTGGGCTGAAGGTAGCGTGAATAAGGAGACTGAGAAATGGCAGCTAGACTAATCCCGCTCCACCAGTGGGCAAAGATCACCTACGGCGATTCGGCCCCGTGCATGACTACCCTGCGCAAGTGGGCGCGAGGCGACAAGCTCGATCCGCCCGCCGAGAAGCACGGCCGCGAATACTTCGTCACGCCTGACACGCGCTATGCTGTAGAAGACAAGAGCGCAGCGGCTCCGGAAAAGGTTCGCCGGCAGCACAGCAACGCCGTGCACGAATCGGCGACCCAACTCATTTCGAGGATCATCAACAGTGGCAGCAAGACGCAGACAGCGTAAGCGCGACGGTTGGCCGATGTACCTCTACGAGACGCAGGGGTACTACTACTGGCGGCACCCGGTCACAAAGGAGGCGTTCGGTCTCGGCCGCGATCTTGACAAAGCCAAGGCCGAGGCCATCGAAGCAAACCTGCACATCGACCGCAAGCGCGACCAGGCGCGTCTTGTCGACCGAATCACCGGGAACGACGTGCGCACATTCAGCGCCGTCCTCGTCCGCTACGTCCGCGACATGGAAAAGCGGAACCTTGCGCAGAACACCATCAAGACGAAGGCAACGCTGATCCGCGCTGTTGAGGCCAAGTGGGGAGAACTGCCCTATTCATCGATCACAACGACCATGATTGACGAGTTCCTACAGGGCTACGTCGCTCAGGGAAAAGCGCGAATGGCCAGGTCTTACCAGTCATTTCTGACCGAGATCGGGAACAAGGCTATCGCCATCGGATTTGCAACGCACAACCCGGCCGCCGTGACGGAACAGATCAAGGTTCCCGTCAAGCGCTCCAGGCTCACGCTCGATCAGTTTGTCGCCATCTACGACGCAGCCGCCAAGATCGACCCGCACGTTCAGCGCTCCATGGAACTCGCGCTGATCACCGCCCAGCGCCGCGAGGACATCGCCATGCTGGAACGCACAGACATTCACGACGGGTGTTTATGGGTTGAACAAGGCAAGAGCGAGAACATCGAAGCGCGTGGCGTTGGCCAGCAAACCAGACTGGCAATTCCTGTTGATCTACGGCTGGTTGTTCAGTCGGGAGAGCGCATCATCGACTGGACGCTGAAGGACATCATTGCCCGATGCTGGTCCGATCGTGTCGCAAGCCGCTACCTGATCCACCACAACAAGCGCAGGACGAAGAGCAACCCAGGAGACCCGGTATGGAAGGACACCATTTCAAAAGCGTTCTCGCGGGCTCGCGATCTTGCCGGAATTGAATTCACCGGAGCCAACCCGCCGACCTTCCACGAGATCCGCAGCCTGTCGATTAGGCTGTGGCGTGAGTTGCGCGGTAAAGACTTCGCGCAGGCTCTGGCCGGTCACAAACAGTCGTCAACGACCGACATCTATACCGATGAGCGCGGCAACTGGGTCATGCTCAAGTCGGCGTAAACCTGCGCGAATTCTCAAAAAAATTGTAAAACGATTGTAAAAGGATTTTCTCAAAGCCTTGCGGTTACAGGCCTTGAGCGGTGTTCATGGTCTACTGCCCATGCAGACGAGAAGAACACGATGCACCGCCAAGCCTGCTCCCATCACATCCAAGCGTTCAGACCTTGTAAGCCTTCAAGGCCGTCTCGATTTCCTGACTCATCCGGCTCAGATCGTGCACCGCTTCTGCCGTACTGCCGGCCGCCGCGGTGTTGCGCTCGGTCATCTGTGCGATCTGCTCGATGCGCTGCGAGATCGAGGTGCTCGCTGCGCTTTGCTCGCGCACGGCCTCGGAAATTTCTTCCACGGCACTGACCACCGTACCCGATCCTTCCTTGATGTCATTGATCGAGCGGCCCGCTGCCTGCGCGTTCTCCACGTGTCCGCGCCGGTTGAATTTTGAGCAGGCGTACCGGTTGAATTTTGACCAGGTACGATAACCGCATGTAGAGGATGCGGTTGTGGATAAGTGTATCGAATTATCGAGTTTGGATCTCCTTGATTG